AGAACCTAAGTCTACCAAGATCTATTGCAGCCATTTATACAACCTCCACTATCAAATTCTTTTCGTTACCAGTATACCAAGAAAATGTTAATTCAGCTTGACTGGTTAACCAGTTTTTATATATATCATGATTTGAAGGATCAAAATACTCATTATCCGCAGTAAAAGTATCCCCTAATCTATGTTTTGGAATTGACACCACATTGGTTCCAGTGTCATATTCATTTGTAATCGTACCTGGCTCAAGGATTTCTTGAACTATCAGCTTTGCATTTGCTGGGTAGTATTGAAACCCATAAAACTTATCGCCAATCTTAAACTCTTCTTTTGTCGTATCCCAGGTTATAATTGCAGATGCACCAGAACCACCTGTTCCACCACTATTAACAAGATTAGGCATATTCTACCCCACTAATATTAAAGGTTACAGAGCTGTTACTGGAAGCAACATAGACATTGCTATTTACTGGAACAACAATTGATGTGTTATAGAACAAAACATCATTTTTAATGATATTAGCATTACTAACAATTTTATTGTTATTTGCTGGGGATGCTCCTGCTACTAAAATATGAATACTAGCAGTAGCATTTGCTGTGTCACTTGTATTACAAATATTAATTGATTTAATAATTGTGTAATTACCAGCCGTGTTTGCAACGGTATAAACATTAGAACCCGTTGAATTACCTAGATATAAAGACTTCGGAACTAGATTTGCCATTTATGCCCCCATCCACATTAAAACTTCATTGTCATAAGTTGTTGTATTCATGTCTTGAATAGTCGCTGCGTCAAGAATATGGTCTACAAATGCACCAGATGTGTGTGATCTTGCGGTTGTTCCATCATAACCACGAATCTGGATTGTAAAAATATTTGTACTTCTTGAAGAGATAAGCATCTTTTCTTCATCAGATGTTCCTCTATCAACAACTACTGCAAAAGGATTTGATCCAGATGGAAAACCAACAGCGTCAGTTACGGAAAAAGAAGAAGCGCTATTTGAAATATTTGCACTTAAGTTAGTCCTTAGAGCAGCACCTGTAAATTCTCTTCTCAGCATCAAAACCCCTTAGTCAATGCTGATATCAAGATCGCCAGTTGCGATTCTTAAAGTATCCCCAGCATCTGTTGTTTTATTTGTTGTAAGTGTTCCATACAACAACATGTTTCCAGTTGTAATTGCATCAAAAATACCAATTGCTACAGTTGTTGCTGCTGGCATTCCTGTAAAATCAATGTTGCTATCATTTGATGTTGCACCGCTTGAAGCAGCGGTAAATGTTGCAATTTGACGAGCATATGAACCACCAGTAACTTCTGTTCCACCAGCTGCATCAGATGGTGCGGCTGTAAATAGCGCTACATAAACATCTGCTGGCATTGTGTACGAAGTAGTACCCAGGAAGTGATCAATAAGTTTATTCTCAAGATAGTTTGTAAGATTGCCTGCCATTATTAATCCTCCTGATTAGTATAATACATTTCTTTTTCTTCATCACTAGGTAATCTAAAATTATCCAATGCAAGAAGCAAGTTGGCTTCTTCTGCTGGAAGCAAGCCCATTTTATTTCTTTGTGAAAAACGGAATCCAGATGCAGTTGAATATCCAGCTCCGCTTTCAAATACAATTAAAACCTTTCCTTCTTCAGAAATGTTTTCTTCAATAATTTCTTTTTTAACTGCAACTTTCTTTGCTACAGCTTTCTTCGGTTTATTAATTTTTTCGGATGTTACACTTGTTTCTTTATTAGTCATATGATCAATCTTACCACTTATGTTAATTTAAATCAATTTAAATATGATAAAAGGCGGGGTTCTTGTGAACCCCGCCCAATATCTACTTTAATTGTTTAAATTAGAGTGAACGCAACTTAACATTCTTACCGATTACATATGAATCAGCATTTTCAATGTTGGCTGCAACTCTCATGTACTGTGTGTACTCAATTGTGTCAGTCTTTGGCTTGAACTGGCGGTACACTGTGATGTCACGGTGGATACCAATTACACGGTTGTTAGGGAATGTAAGTTCCACAAAACCATGTGAGCCTGCTGCACCAGAGTAGTCACCAGTTGCGGTTTCTGGCATCAAAGGTACTTCAATCAGAGGAATACCGAATGGTGAAAGACCAGTTGCACCTGGACCACCATTTGCTCTCATTGAACCTTGCAAGAACGCCATTTCACCAGCTGTTGACATTGGAGCAGGTGCGCCTGCTGTTGCCTCAGTTGCCGAGTTTGGATTACCCAAGCTATAAATTGAATCCTGAACAAGTCCTGGACCTGTGAAGAATCGCAATTCATTGCGGCGCTGCAAGTACTTGCTTGGCAAGGTACGAAGAACTTTGTCAAAGACCGAACGGGAAATGTTATTTCCTCCGAAGTCTACAACATCTCCGCTTGTTCTTGCAAGCTTGTTGAAACCATCAAGAGCCTTAATAAGACCATTGTTTGACGATGTATTACCGTTGATAAACAAGTCATCAAGGTCGTTTGCTGTCTGACGAGCCATAATCTGTGCGATATGGTCTTCCAGTGAAGCGCCCTCAATGTTGTCTTCCAACGATTCCGTTGAAATATTCCAGTCAAGACGAAGCTTTACAGTTGAAAGCGATACCTTGCTGAATGTAACGGCTGCGTTTGCGCCATCATCTGTTGCTTCGGTTGCCTTTGCAAGCAAACGAGTGCCGACAGATACCTTGTCAATATCCATCTGTGGAGTACGCATACGAATTACTCGTGCGTTCTTCATCAATACTGACTGATCAACAACGAAGTCAAGGAAGCGATTTGCTTGCTCTGGGTAGAGAAGTCCACCACCACCGCTGACTGGGTTGCTGTTTGAAACCACTGTCGTAGTGACTTCATCTGCTTTTGATAAAATTTCTTGTTGTGTTGCCATATGTTAATCCTCCCTTATGACCTATAACCTAGGGAGTTAATTAACTCCTGTGGCAAATATGTATTTCTCCAGAATGAAGTAGGTGCAGACTTGGCAAGTGCCTCTTCTGCTACTTCCTCTTCGTCTTCTGGATCTACGCTCTTTTTAACAGCTCCAGCTGCGGCAAATGCCTCAACCTTTTCTGTTTGCTCAGCGAGAGCCAACTCCGCTGTTTCCAGCTTCTGATGAAGTTCAGTACTTTGAACTTCAAAACCCTTAGCAACTGCTTCAATTTTTTCCTGAACAGAGGCTTCAACTTCTTCCTTGATTGAAGTAGCAAAACTAGCCAGTTTTTCATCAACAACAGCACTCAGAGCATCTTTAAGAACATTAATGTCCATTTCTTCCTCCTGTGTGTCTCCACTTACTTCAACGGAAGTTGAAGTTGTTTCTTCTGCGACATCTGGAACAAGCCATCCAATAAACTTTTTCAATAGACTAAGCTTACTAATTTCTTGTTCATTCATGTCAGAGATCTTATCATAAGTATCATTTAATTGCAATTCAGAGTCTTGCTGAATAATAGATTCCATTTTCTCAATCATCTCCTTAATTGTATCAAAAAATTCACTGTCTTGTAAGGACATTTCACTTTTTGTTGTATTTTGAGAAGGGTTGTTTGGAACACAATTCGGAACCATGTTTCCATTTGCACCCTTCTTTTCACCTTCTTGGTGATAGCCCTCCCAACAGGGACTGCCTTCTTTCTTAACTTTCTTTTTTGGTTTGAACTTTGGAGAGCCAGATGGGAAAGGAGGAACCGTTGGTGATGTGATACCATTTCTTGCTGGATACTTAGACTCTGCATTTTCTGTTGTTACAGACGCATCCTTCTCAACATCCTCGCAAGAATTGCAACCACAGTCACAGCCCTGATCTTTCATTAATTCCAGAACAACATCCAACAAATCCTCGTCAAAATCGTTTTCTAAGAAACCTTTCTTCTTTGAGTTCGCATAGCGTTCAAGCATCCTGCGACCTTTCGCAGCAAGTCTTGCTGCGTCTGCCATATCCTGAGGCACTGGCTCACCCCACGCCGCTGCTGAAAGCGCAAGTCGTGTTGGTTCACCATTTGGCTTTTTCATTGGACCAGATGGATTTGTAAAAAATCTTGTAAGGAACGAACCCTTGCGGCGCATTTTTTCTGGAGTGTCGGCAGCACCACGAACACCTGGCTTTAGATTTGCCCCTTCTGTTTCTTTGAAGTGTCTTCTGCCAGCCGCTGTGAGACCACCCTTTGGATCCTTGAGGGGTTGCTTTGCTTTTGCCAATTGACAATCAAGATCGCAATCAAGAGCGTATTTAAACAACCCCTCATCGTTCATTTTGATAATATCAATAATCGCTAAAGCATTTGCTGGGTTATCTACAAGGCTCAGTTCACCAAGAACATATTTTTTAATAATATTTACTGGCTTACCACGAAACATCTTATCGGCTGATTCTGATTTCTCAATTACCTTGCCGCCAATTGAGAAAGAACGAAGGGTTCCGTCAAGAACTTTCTGCCAGGTGTCTTCAGCGCCCTTTGAAATATAAGCTTCTACCTTAACGGCATTGTATGATGTTCCATCAGCGCCAGTAATAACAACTGGCTCATATTTAACAGCCTTGCCTACGGCAATAGGGGCATGCATTTCTCTAATGTTCCCGCCCCAGTTTGCAAAAGCCTCTTTGGATGCCTCAAAGTCAACAATATCACCAGCTTTATCAATATTGTCTGCGGTAGCAATACCAACAACAATCCTTTGTTCCCGCTTAATCATATCAATTGGGAATGAAATATTAAAATCCGACATTTAGCCCTCGTAGCCTACCAGCATATATTGTTTTTAACAATATTGCAAATCAGCCTAGTGCAAAAACTGCTACAGCGGAAGAGGCGGTAACTACCTGAATGGTTGTATAATCGCCATCAATTTCTATGTATTCCGTAGACTCTGCTGGAAGAAGGATTGTATATTGCCCATTAAGCTTAATGTCAACATCACTCGCCCCTTTATTATAAACATACAACTCACTTGTGTGTTGTCCAATATTTACAACACCATCAGCTGTTACTAAATTTTTGTTTGAATATACCAAACTACTTTCACTCATTGTATTCTCCTTGAATAAATTTACTGGTTGAATCGTTGTTCACTCCAGAATCTTGATTTTGACCACGCTCTGCTTGAGCCCCATCTGCCACTGGATTACTTGTTGCTCCATCACCAGTCGGTGACTTAGGTGGATCAGAAGCAGAATTATTGTCGTTTCCTGGAGGAGCCCCCACGCTGGAGTTACCAGCAGCATTTTGCTCTTTTTTAACATTTGTTGGGAAAGGCAAAACCTCATCT